GATCTATTTGAATTAGGGCTTCCAAAATCTTCTGCATCTTCTGTACCGGTTCCTCTAAAAAACTCTTGCGCTGGTTGGCCGTTAATTTGCCCATCTGTATCTACTCGAGCATGCGAAGTGCCTTTATTATATATCAAATTGCCTTTATTGTCTGCCCTGCCTCCGGTATAACCCTCGTCTTCCAATTGCCTCGCAGCTCTTCGTTGTTGGCTCTCTTCTTCACCCTCATCATTTTCTATTGGGTTTTGGTCTTCAGCACGTTGTGTAATCTGCCCTGTGCTATCATCGTAATCTCCGGTACCACCCGCACCTGGTTGAGTATTAACAGATCCACGGCCACCGGCGTAACCCATAGCTTCTGAATACACCTCACTTAAAAGTTCTAAATCTTTTTTACGATTCTTCCCTGCGTTCATGTTTATATTTATACGATACTGGTTTAAATAATGGTGTAATGGAAAATAAAAGAGATTACTATCTAGGCAACCCTAACCTCCCTACTGAAAATTCAAAATTCGAATGGACGCCGAAGATGTTAAAAGAGCTCAAAAAAGCAACACAAAATTTGCTTTATTTTGCTGAAAACTTCTTTTACATAGTAAACTTAGATAGAGGACGAGAAAAAATAAGTTTACACTCATGCCAGAAACGATCTTTAAGAAAGATGAGAGATAATCGCTTCTTTATATTATTAGCATCACGACAAATTGGTAAAACCACAATGATGACAATTTATACTTTATGGCATGCTTGTTTTAATAATGATCAACGTATATTAATTGTAGCTAATAAAGAAGGTACTGCAAAAGAAATATTTTCTAGAATAAGAATGGCATACGAAGAGCTACCAAACTGGTTAAAACCCGGTGTAAGTGAATATGGTAAAGAATCTTTAAAATTTACAAATGGTACAACAATTGGTATCAGCACCACCACTGGAACAGCAGCACGTGGTCAATCTATTAACGTATTAGTTCTTGATGAGTTGGCATTTATTGAACCTCACTTAGTTGAATCTTTTTGGAAATCTGTTTACCCTGTAATTTCTTCTTCTAAAAAATCAAAAGTTTTTATAGCATCAACTGCTAATGGAACAGATAATCTTTTTTACAAAATATGGAATGGTGCTATAGAAGAAACTAATGGTTGGGGGTTTGATAGAATTCTATGGGATGAAATCCCCGGTAGAGACGAAAAATGGAAAATAGAAACAATGCGAACAATTGGAAGCCAAGAAGCTTTCGATCAAGAATTTGGTTGCGAATTTTTATCAACGGGAGAAATGGCAATTAATGAAGAAATTTTTGAATTTTTAAAAATTAATTGTGGGAAGCCTAAAATTATCATGGAAGAGGAACATTACAAAATATGGAGGGAACCAGATGACCATGGTATATATGTTGTTGGTGTTGATATTGCTGAAGGATTAGGACAAAATGCCAGTGTTATACAAATACTAGATTTAAAAGACCTAACAAATATAGAACAAGTAGCCGTATATCATAGTACTGAAATTAACCCTTTTCATTTCACACAAAAATTATACGAAATTTTATTACAATGGGGTTCACCACCTGCTTTAATAGAAAGAAATAACTGTGGTGCTCAAGTTGTCGAACAATTATATTTTAATTTACGTTATGCCAATGTTGTAACGTACGGGGCCAATCAAGGAAAAATAAAAAATAATAAAGTCGGTGTTTTAGCACACACAAATACAAAATATAGATGTATTACAAATATGAGATATTTTGTAAACGAATTAAGATCGGTTAATATTAGAGAGATTGAAACGCTTATTGAAATTAAAAACTTCGTAAAATATCCAAATGGTAAATGGGCCGCCAAACCGGGTATTAATATGCTAGATGATAGGGTAATGGCTTTAGGTTGGGCATTAATGGTATTAGACAACGAAGTAGTACAAAGATATTATGAAGTATTACGACAAGATGATAATGGAAGACCAGCTGAATTAAAAAGATATGATTATGGTATCCATACACCATTACAAAAAAACTGGTTAAGTGAAAACATAGAAGAAGCAGAATTGGATACAGTGGTTTTTAATGAAAAATTTGATATGGAAAATAACGCCGAGCTAGGAGTTATGAAATCGCGTGGTTGGGTTAATGCTGGTGATTTCCAAACGCAAAGATCTTATGCCCCTATTAGTGATTTAGGGTTGAATAAATAGTATTAATGCCTGTGAACTATAACCAGTCTCCTTTTAACAAGGAAAGAAAGGATAAATTTATTCTAGTTATCCCCACTCCTAAATTCTTAAAAGAAGACGTATCTGAGTTAGCTCGAAAAAACACTTTAGTTGATCCAGATAGTATACAATTTTCAATATTTGGTGGTGTCGTCCCACCGGTTTCTATACCCAACGTAGAAGCAAGATATTCAGGTCAAACATTGAATGTCACAAGCCATAATAGACCTGTTTACCCGCCTGTCAATGTTAAATTTACTATTGATAATAGATTTAACAATTATTGGTTTATTTACAAGTGGCTAGATAAATTGCAAGACGATAGAAAGGGGTATTTTAACCCAGATGAAGAATATAAAAAACGCGCTGTTGTAGAGAACGAATATATGGCTGATTTTACCATATATGCCTTAGATGAATATAATAAAAGAGTTGCTCAATTTGATTATACCAAGGCATTTCCTACATTTTTAGGTGGTATTGAATACTCTTACAGAGACCCGGGGGAAATAGAAACCCAATTCAGTTTTGCTTATAGTCAATTTTACACTACGCTGCTTCAACCGTAGTCTATTTAATTAAAAATTAAGTTTTACAAATTCTTTCTCTAAAAAACATAAATATACATATGTCGCAAAGAACTATTCAAAGTCCGGGTGTAGAAATTAATGAAGTCGATTTATCTCTAAGGAGCGCTGATAAAATCGGGACAACAATTTTTGTTGCGGGGTTCTCTCCTCAAGGACCTAGTGATGAAATCATACAGGTGTCGAGCTTATCAGAATTCGAATCAATTTACGGGCAACCTACAAATTCCGCAGAGCGGTATTTTTATCATACAGTAGCTCAATCATTTAATAGTAGAGCTAATATTATGGTAAACAGATTACCATATGGTACAAATTTAGGTGACGGGTTCACCAACAAATATTTCGCCACAGTATACCCAGGTAGACCAATTAACAAAGATGCATATGAAAACGCGCTCGCCAACGAAGGTAGTGCAGCCATAAGCGAGTGGAACACTTTATCTGCCAACATTGACATTGCAGGTGGTCAAACAGTTTCACAATTTTCACCAGCATCCGCCGGTGATACAGTTTACTACTTTTTAGGTAAACCAACGTTCTTGACTTTAACTCAAGCTCAATATCAAGCTATTTTAGATGATTCTGCTATAGCATGGGTAGACTCACCTATAGGTGAGCAAGGTTCGTTTAATATACCTGAGGATTTCCCCACCGCCGGGTCGTTAACAAATGCTCTTTCTGCACTAGGTAGTGCTGCTGTTATCTTGCTTAATACCGCCAAAACAACAGTCAATAGTAAATTAGAAGGTTATTATTCTGGTTTAATAGATAACACCAACATATACCCAACTACAAATTATAATGATTTTGGTGGTGTTGATGTAAGCAAAAACGAAACATTAACAACGGTACAATATAGCAGTCTGACAAGGGTTCCAACCGACAGATTAAATTTTGCACTTAGTGCTGTATTTCAGACAGAAACAGTTGAATATAATATTTCAGAAGTTACTGAAAAAATTACGTCATTCAACGTAGCAACATCTGCATTTGACGACACACTTGTACACGGGTTGTATAAATTTAGAACATCAGTCTTTTCACCTGAAGTTACTAAATTAGACTTTGTATTAGAAGAAGGTTACTTTGGAAGTATTGATTACTTTAGACAAATTAATAACGAAAATGGGGGGCAGCCTGTAAGTTATTACTTACCGCAAAAGCTCTCAAATAAGAGTGTTAATACTGCAATGAAAATTAACCCGTTTGTTTCCGGTAAATATTCATCCGGAACACTTTCCGATACAGGTGAGCCATTTAGAAAGGTAAGAATACTGAATGACGGTTTGATTAACCGTACATATACTGATAATGCTGATGGTGATTATGGTAATATTCGAGCTTACAGAGAAATTGTTGGTTTTAATCAAGTAGACGTTGCAGATATTAGTTCTGGTAACTATATTATAAATTCTTCAGATACTACATATGGTTATAATATAGATCCGCCACTTTATGGTATGGGGTTCCAAACAATGTTACCCGCTGCCGTTTATTCGACAAACGATAGATCAACATCAGCGAGTCTTAATGTAAAAGCTATTGGAAATATACCAGGTAAGTTAGATCGTGTATTTGACAGATTAGCAAACCAAGATATATTTGATATTGATATCCTTCCAGAGGGTGGTTTAGGTACTATTCAAACTACGATCGAGAATACAACAAATGGTACAAATAATAGTACACAGTTTTTTGATGATAGAGATGCTTTAACGGGAATGAATCAGTTGTCAGCAACATCACCGAGTCTTGCTCCGCTTGCAGTTGACATTAGATCTGATTGGAATTCTGTTCAAACCAAATTCATTACGTTTGCTCAAAATACAAGAAAGGATTTCATTTATGTTTCCGATCCAATTAGACAAATATTTGTTCAAGGTGAAAACACCAAGGTTATTAATATACCAGGAAATACATTCCCGGTAAACATATTACAGCCTTTAAAGAATTGTTATTCTCTTATTAATACAAACTATGCAGCAGCTTATGCTACATGGACACAAGTTTTTGATAACCAAGTATCTGGTCAAACATGGATACCAATGTCTGGTTTAGCGGCTGCGAAGTATGCACAAACGGATGCCAACTTCGCACCATGGTATGCACCAGCCGGATTTACAAGAGGTCTTTTAGACACAGTAAATGATGTTGCAATTTACCCGAACCAGAAACAACGTGATTCTATATATGATCAAACCAATACTAACCCAGTTGCATTCTTTCCGAGTGAAGGGTTTGTAATTTATGGTCAAAAGACACTACAAACTAAACCAAGTGCATTTGATAGAATTAACGTAAGAAGGTTGTTCTTATATCTCGAAAAACGAGTTAAAGAAACAGTTAAGTATTTCGTATTTGAACCAAATACGTTGTTTACAAGAACAAACGTTCTTAATGTTCTTAATCCTATTATGGAAGATGCAAAAAATAATGAAGGCTTGTATGATTATCTTATTGTTTGTGATGAACGTAATAATACACCAGAAGTTATTGATGCTAATGAGTTAGTTGTTGACATTTATTTGAAACCAGTTCGAGCAGCTGAGTTCATATTAGTTAACTTCTATGCAACCAGAACCGGTCAAGACTTTAGCGAAATTGTTGGTTAATAATCAAGCTAACTTGACTAACTTATACAAGCCCCGAAAATTTTCGGGGTTTTTGTTTGTTTGGATTAAATATTAGTATGCCAGATGTACAACAGACAATTTCTGATTTTTATAGAGTAGCAACAGAAAGAGACTTCGCAAGAGATTTTCAGTTCAGAGTGTTATCAATAGACGGTGGTGGTGCCACAGACACAACATTTGAAGAAGATGACTTAGTATATTGCACCGCAGCAAGCTTACCGGAAAGAGCAATAACTAACGTAGCGGTACCTTATATGGGTCTATCGTTTAATATCCCCGGTAGTGTGACATATACAGGAAGTGAAGGATATTCACTTACATTCTATTGTGATCAAAACTCACAAATAAGACAAAAATTTGAAGATATGTCAAGAGATATTTTCGACGATGCAACAAGCACAGGTAACTATTTTGCTCCAAGACAATCAGCATCTATAAATCTTGTCCAACTAGATACACAATTAGAGGAAGTGGCAGGTTATAAATTAGTTGGTGCATCTGTTAGAAATGTAGGGGCGCTCGAATATTCGATAGCAGAAGGCACGGGTCAAAAAATCAACTTTACAGCTACAATGGCTTACCATTACTGGCAGCGAAACTAATTAATTTAACACATATACTGTTAAAACGTATTTGTGAAGGTTAAGCACAATAAACCTAAGGTAAAAGTAACTTCAAAATTCAAAGGAGAGGTTTGGCACTTTAGACTAATAAAAGTAAACAGATATAAAAATTCCGAAATAGGTAAATTAGAAATAGATTTTGCTCGAGAAAAAAAATATTTTGTTATTTCTTCACACGTAGGTCTTCTATATAGAAACAACGGTTTTGGTAAATTACTTTACGTAAAAGCATTAAAAAAGTTTGGTAAATTAAAAACAGATTATTTTGAAGCAAGCGAAGATGCGCAACGGGTGTGGATATCGTTATGTAAAAAATATAAAAGTAAAAAATTTTTTTTCTCCGGTACGCTTACCCTTTATAACAAACTTAAATAATTAAAATTGAATAATCCTTTTACAGAAGCAATTAGAGGTTTTGGTGATAATGTGTCTGCGTTATTAAGAGGTACTAACCCTTTAGCGCAACCATCTATTACATCATTATTTGGATTTACCGTCCCCGGGGTACCTTTAATAAGCACAAGAGATTATTTTTTAACTCAAATGGAATCGTGGTTCACCACCATACCAATGCGCACGCAATGGATGTTGTTAATTGAAAATTACCCTACGTTATTGCAAACATCTGTTATACAAAATTTAGAAAGAACCGAAGGTAATTATCATAACTTTGATATATCACAAGCAGTGAGTATTTTAAAATCTTATCCTTTGAATAAAGTAACCGGATGTATTTTTGCTCAAGGAGCGGATATACCAGGATTAGAACAATTAGAAGTAAATAGAGATAAAATTTTTGGAGACAAACAGAGAGGGTTTATCCCCGGCGTTATATCAACCGGTAGACAACCATTTGGTAATTTAACTTTACAATTTAGGGAAACAAATACAAGCTTTGTTGATTTTGTTGTTCGACCTTGGACAATATTAGCTGAACATTTTGGTATGGTAGCAAGACCACCTAGTGATCCAAGAAATGTGGGTACTACAATTAGTCTATTACAATTTACTAGAACGTATCAAAACATAGCACAAATACCGAGAAAAATTTGGACCTTCTATAATTGTATGCCTACTTCAGTTAGTAATAAAAATTTAACATATGATCAAGAATCTTTAGAAATTAATTCCTCAGAATGGGCATTTTCAAATTACGCTGTAAGAAATAATTTATATTTACCTTTACCTGACATTATTAACAAAATCAGTTCTAAAGGTTGGAAAAGCTTAATTCCTAAAATTTCACCCTTCCAATAGAGTATTGATTATTTCAAACTAGATTATATTATTAATAAATGGTCAACACTTACATGTATCCTGTTACTATTACAAACGACAAACAAGTACGGTGTAGAGAACTAACTAACTTCGAATATAAAAATATTTTAAAATTTTCATTGAATCAGGATAACGAAAATCTCTGTAAATATTTTGAATTTTTAGTACAAGACATTTGTAAAACACAATGCACATTAAACTACATAGATAAAATTTTAATTTTACTCTCTTGTAGAATTATATCAATTGGTGAAAATATAATCATAGCAGGTAAAGAAAATATCCAAAACACTATATCATTAAGCAAAGTATCAAGAACTATAATAGAAAATTATGTACCTGAAACTAAAGAAATAGAAGATAAAGAAAATAATATAAAAGTAGAAATTAGTTACCCTTACTTAATTAGCAATAAAGATTTGTTATATGATAAAATATATTCAATCTCTATTGCAGGTGACAGGGTTATCATGAATAGTACCTCACCTGAAATGAGAGATAAAATTTTAAACTATATACCCGTCGAATTAGCAAAAAAGATAATGAAAGCTATTAAAAGTGATTCTAACTACAAACAAATAAAACTGTTTTCTTGGACTTACGAACAAGGAACTGAAATTGATTTTTATTTTTCATTTAATTCAAAACAAAATTTTGATTTCTTAAAAGCATGTTTTAGTGAGGATTTAAAAAACATGTATTACTATGAATATTTGTGTTGTAGTAAACTAAACATACCATTATCAGATTTCTTACACCTTATGAGCCCTGTTGAATCTATATTACAAATAAAAACTCTAGCACAAGAAATAAAAGAACAAAACGATGCACAGAAAAAAGCCAACGCACCAGCAAAACCTGTGATGCAGCCTGGATAAGGCGTTAATAGATAATAAATGATTGTATGGCACTTGAAGGCGACGAAATTAAGAAGATTAATGATCTTTACAAAGAATTAGATCAAAAAGAGTTAAAAATCCAAAGTATTGATAATAATTTGGTTACAGCTCAAAATACAGTTAACTTTTTAAATCAATCTATTGAAAACTATAAAGAAATTGTTTCTGAACTATCCGGTAAAATGGACACAGTTATTTCGCATTTAGATCAGTTAACAAAAACATCAAAAGCTAAAAAGTAATAAATACTTTTATGTCTGATGAGTTTCTTACTGTAGATTTACATAACGAGTTTACCTTAAAAACAATCGACACCAATTCGGGTGCTATCAAAACTATCAGACAAGTAGGTGGTAAAATTATTAGAGGACCTGTTATGATGGGAAAAGACAGAGTTTCCATTACAGTAGAAACACCAACAGGAAAAATAGGAAAAGTTTTAAAGTTACCCAATCTTCTTATTATAAAGTCGTTCCCTGCATCTTGACTTATTAAATTTTTACTTTAATATATGTCTATGAACCCGTTACTAACGAGCTTAAGTGAACACAAAATAGATAATGAAAAATACCGTATATCAACAGAATTTTTTACAAACTACTCTTTTTTGTTTTATGGTTTTGAGATAAAAAATAAATTTGACGAATCTAGGCTCCTTATAAACAAAAAAATATCACCAATAAAATTTTCACATTTAGTGCGTACTAACGAAGGTATTAAAATGAAATATTTTTATGGTGTGTTATGTAATGGAAACGCTATATATAAAATCATTTCTAAAAAATTAGCTTACGCATCACACAAAGAAAAGTATACAATGAGCTTTGATAACTACAGACATATGATGTCTGAGTTTAATGTTAGCACTAGTAGCAGTTATGGTAAATATTCAATAGGTTTGTATCCTTTTGATAGTCTTTCTAATATGTCAGACAATGTTAAATTTGATTGTGAAGATTTTTTTGCAAATGAAGATGTCCCGTTTTATCAAAGAATGGCCGGTTTAACATCTTATATAGTCTGTGACACTTCTAATTTAATAAACGAGATATAATATTTATTAAAAACTATACAAAAAATTCACTTTTGATTAAATAGAAACAATTTTCAAAAGGGAAATTAACTCAAATTAGCTAACCCCTAGGGTAGTCTTTACTTTACCCAAAAAAACCCTAAAAAAATCGTGTTTCCTGGTGTGAAAAGAAGGTTGTTAGCTTAAATTAAGACATACAAAGATGGATATTTCAACGAAAATACTCTCAGACATAACAGTACATAACAAATATGCAAAATATTTAGAAAAACACCAAAGACGTGAAACATGGAATGAAATTGTTTCGAGAAATAAAAAAATGCACATTAAAAAGTATCCTAAATTAAAAGATGAAATAAATGATGTGTATAAACTAGTGACAGCCAAGAAGGTATTACCTTCTATGAGATCTCTTCAATTTGGAGGTGCACCTATTGATAGAAACCCATCTAAAATTTTCAATTGTGCCTACTTACCTTGTGACGATTATCGTTCATTTGGTGAAGCAATGTTCTTATTATTGGGAGGAACAGGGGTTGGTTATTCGGTTCAAACACATCATTGCGAACAATTACCTGAAATAAACAAACCAAACGATAAAAGAACAAGAAGGTACCTAATTGGTGATTCAATTGAAGGTTGGGCAGATGCAGTAAAAGCTTTGTTAGAATGTTATTTCAAAGGGTTATCTAGAATTCGTTTCGACTATAGTGATATTAGACCTAAAGGAGCAGTATTAGTAACATCGGGTGGTAAAGCTCCCGGTCCTCAACCATTAAGAGAATGTTTAGTCAAAATAGAAGGTATTTTATCACAAAAAGAAGATAATAGTAAACTAACGTCAATTGAATGTCATGATGTCATGTGTCATATGGCTGACGCAGTATTAGCGGGTGGTATAAGAAGAGCAGCTATGATTTCCCTCTTCTCTGCTGATGATGATGAAATGATTGCATGTAAAGCAGGTAATTGGTGGGAAAAAAATGCACAAAGAGGGAGAGCTAATAATTCAGCTGTATTAATGCGTCATAAAATTACTAAAGATTACTTTTTAAACTTATGGAAGAGAATAGAAGCTTCTGGATCAGGTGAACCGGGATTTTATTTCTCAAATGATAAAGATTGGGGTACCAATCCTTGTTGTGAAATTGGGCTAAGACCATACCAATTCTGCAATCTCACAGAAATTAATGCAAGTAATATAAAAGATCAAAAAGATCTCGAAGAACGAGCTCGAGCAGCAGCATTTATCGGTACATTGCAGGCTTCATATACAGACTTTCACTATCTTCGTCCTATATGGCAAAGAAACACAGAAAAAGATGCGTTATTGGGTGTCAGTATGACGGGTATAGGTTCAGGAGCAGTACTTAGCTTAAATTTAAAAGCAACAGCAGAAATAGTCAAAAAAGAAAATTCAAGACTTGCAAAAATTCTAGGAATAAACGAAGCAGCAAGAACCACTTGTGTTAAACCTGCAGGTACAACTTCACTAGTATTGGGTACTTCTTCCGGTATCCATGCATGGCACAATGATCATTATATTCGTAGAATTCGTGTCGGTAAAAACGAAGCACTTTATGATTACCTTCATCTAAATCATAGAGATCTAGTAGAAGATGAATATTTTAGACCACACGACACTGCCGTCATTGGTGTACCTCAAAGAGCACCAGACGGTGCAATTTATAGAACAGAATCAGCTTTACAATTATTAACTAGAATTAAAAAAATTACTGACGAATGGGTATCAAGTGGTCATAGAAAAGGTGCAAACAAACACAATGTATCAGCAACGATATCTATTAGAGAACACGAATGGACAGATGTGGGTGAATGGATGTGGGAAAACACAGCTTCATTTAACGGGTTATCTGTATTACCATATGAAGGGGGATCATATAAACAAGCCCCCTTTGAAGATTGCTCAAAAGAAACTTATGAAGCATTAATTAGTTCTTTAAAGAATGTAGACTTAACTCTTGTAAAAGAAAAAGTTGATGATACAGTCCTTTCTGGTGAATTAGCATGCGCTGGCGGGGCTTGTGAGATTTCATAGTGAAGAAATTAGCTAAAATCTTTTACTACCATAACGGATCAGGGGATGCAAAAGATGGTGAATTGCTATTTGATTGTATAAAAGAACAATATGATGTTATTATGCAAGATTGCCAAAACACTAATGAAAAAAAATATGAAAATGGGCGATTTTTATATGATTTTAAACAACCTGAATCTATAGACTTAGGTATTTTTAATAATGTCCATGGTAAACCAGACAATATAAAAAAGAAAATATTAATTCTAAATGAAGAATGGTTAAGTAAAAACGATTTAGAAGATCTAAAAGAATGTAAAAATTACTATGACTATGTTATTGTTAAATCGAAATATTCTAAAAAATTATTATCACCTTACCTTAAAAATGTAATAGTCTTACCCTTTTGGTCTATTGACAGATATAGACCAGCTAAAATAAAAAACCAAACACTTCATTTTGCTGGTTGTTCAATTCAAAAAGGAACAGAAATGTTGATAGATAATCCAAATATTACAGTACTTGATAGTACAAATAGATTTTCACATTTGACCAAATGCAATTATATTAATTATTATGTTAGCGATGAGGACCTTAATGAAATACTAAATTCATATAATTTACATTTATGCCCTTCTTTATACGAAGGTCACGGGCACTATATGTATGAATCTTTAAGTTGTGGAAAAAGTATTCTATGCTCTAAAATCCCTATGTGGGAAGAATTAATCGATCCTGATATGGTAAATTTTATAAACGTAAAAGAAGTAGACTTTGACGACAGATTTAATTATTTTCATGAAGCCGCGCGCGGCATTTGGCCTCTAAGAAAAGGATTTATTATTGACGAAGAGGAATTAAAAGAAAAAATCCAAGAACATAAAAAAGACAAGATAGATATGAAAAAACGCGAATACTGCCTACACATTAACAAAAAAAGAAGAGCAGCATTTAAAAATTTTTTACTTGACCTATAAACGGATTTATCTTATAATAACCGGAATGGATAAAGATCATCAATATGTTTTATGTTCTACAAGAACTGTCTTTAATGAATTAATACAAAGAATGTCTGGGTGGGAAAAAGACTACTGTCAGAATGATATTTTAGATTATTGGGATAAAAATCAATGGTGGGATTATGAACGAGGAGCCTACGTAATTATGAAAATATCAGATCTTGGTAAAGGTGATGTTGTAGCTGGGTGCGCGTATAACGTAATAGGAGATAATCTTCACATTAAAAGACTTTTTACTAGTACAGATTATAGAAAACAAGGTCATGCAAAAGATCTATTAGAACATACCTGGAGGCACTCTTTTTCATCTGCAAGATTTTTAAGAATGTATTGTGATAAAGACGCTATTCCATTTTATAAAAAATTAGGTTTCCGGTTTATTAACAAGCATGGTCAAGTGCGCTTAACTTACAATAAACATAACTACGCTTATGTATTACAACCTATGCTTTTTAGAGATATGGGTTTTACTCTTAAGCATTGTAAATCGTATAAAATGGAAAATCTTCTAGATGAACAAGATAAGACATTTATAAAATACGATTTTATATAAATAGATTTTGAAGGAGATATAAATCAATAGGTTCAAGGAGGTGGGTTGGCGGGAAAAACACTTGAATTCTCGAGGATGTGTGATTAAATATTGTTGTCATGAATAACTTATTAACTAAATTGACAGCAAGTCCACGGGCGGGACGGTACAGCCCATTATTCGAAATTTTTAATGATTTCGATCGCATTCTTACACCTGAATCTTTTTCTAACGATAATATTCGTTTCAATGAAAGTAAAGAAAACTTTCATGTAGAGATTGATCTTCCGGGT